GAGGGGCGGTGAGGTAGCCTGTTAATAGTCGGGGGCTTCGGCCCCCGAAAACTCTGGGGTAAGCGATGAGCACCTTAACAAATGTTTTTTCGGCCCACGCAGATGCGACGGGTATCATGTATAGTGGGGCGACTAACCTCGGCGGCTATCAAGTAGGACCCGGAGGTGTGGCTGGCGAGATCGTCCTCCGTGACGGTGGCGCTGCAGGAACCGTTAGGTTAAGATTCAATTTAACGACGAATACTGCAATTATTTCGACCATAATTCCTGGTAATGGAATACGTTTTAATTCAGATATTCATGCGACTCTGCCTACTAATGCAGCAATCACCATATTCTGCGGGTAGGCTATGCCTGCAAAATCAAAGGTTCAATTTCGACTGATGAAAGCGGCGGAGAACAATCCCGCTTTTGCCAGAAAGGTCGGAATCCCGTCCACGGTAGCTGCTGAATACACCGCCAGTAACGTCAAAGGAAAGTCCTACGGTAAGCTTCCCGAAAAGATGGCCGAAGGTGGTCTTTATGCGAATATTAATGCTAAACGTGCTAGAATCGCTGAAGGCTCTGGTGAGAAAATGCGGAAGCCCGGTTCTGCTGGTGCTCCGACGGATAAAGCCTTCCGAGATTCTGCGAAAACCGCAAAGTTAAAGCGCGGCGGTGTTGCACTTGCTGTCGGGCGTGGTGAAAAGCTTGCGACATCTGAGGGCGCAGGACTCACGGCAAAAGGAAGAGCCAAGTACAACCGGGAAACCGGATCGAACCTGAAAGCTCCACAGCCTCAAGGGGGTTCACGGAAGGATAGTTTCTGTGCTAGAATGTCGGGTGTCGTGAAGAACGCATCGGGTGATGCACCACGAGCTAAGGCAAGTCTCCGCAGGTGGAAATGCCCCGGATGGTAAAGGACTTTCATGACGACTTCGGGTACAGTCGGCACTACAATAGTAACGGTTCAAGAGTTCATAGACGAGGGTGCTCGCAAATGCGGTAAACTCGCGGAAGAGCTTACCAACGAACAGACTCGATCGGCCAAGCAGAATCTCACTTTTCTGCTCTCGGCGCTCATTAACAAAGGCATCCAGTATTGGGCGATCAACAAGATCGTGATCGGCCTTCAGCCCGACCAGTACCAATACGAATTACCGTTAGGCTCGAATGACGCGCTTAACGTGCTCTATCGCACGATGAATAGGCCCTCGGGTACGTACGCGACCTCGGCGGGTGGGACAGTGGCTTTTGCTTTTGATAGTGATACGAGTACTTTCTGCCAGCAAACGTCGACGAATGGTAACATCTCGGTTCAATACGGTTCAGGAAACCCCCAGTACATAGGCTCGATCGGACTTCTCCCTTATGTTTCAGGGGGTGGTGATGCGGTCTGGACGCTGATTCTTGAATACTCGAATGATCTCGGTGTGACCTGGAATACGCTTGAAGACCTGGGGACCGTGACCGTGACCGATAATCAGTGGCTCTGGACCGATATAGATCCGGGGCAGGATGTCACCGGATACCGCGTCCGGGCCTCCGGGGGTACCACGCTTGCATTGAGAGAGTTCTACCTAGGTAATAATAGCCGAGAGATTCAGATGGCTCGTCTGAACCGCGACGATTACACAAACTTGCCTAATAAAAACTTTACCGCGAACCAGCCCTACCAGTATTGGTTCGATCGCACGATCCCAAAGCCCACGCTCTATTTGTGGCCAACGCCGAGCGACGCTTTCATTCAGATGACCGTTTGGTACTCACGGCTTATCCAGGACGTGGGTAAACTTTCGAACACGCTTGAGATCCCTGATCGTTGGTGCATGGCCATTCAGTACATGCTCGCGCAGCATATGTCGCTTTCGCTTCCCGGAGTTGATGTCGGCCGCGCGAAGTACCTGCAAGAGCTTGCTGATCGATTCTTCAACGAGGCTGAGCAAGAAGAGCGTGACAAGTCTCCGATTTATTGGGCGCCAAACATTGCAGTGTACACTCGATAATGCCGATCTTTCTAGACACTACCGGTAATGCTTCTCTTGCGATTGCGATTTGCGATCGTTGCAAGATGAAGCGTTTTTATTCGGTGATGCGTAGAGACCCTAATTTTCCGGGACTTCGGGTGTGCGATCAGGGTTGCGCCGACCAGTTCGACCCGTACCGATTGCCAGCTAGAAAGACCGAGCGTATTAACCTGCGTTTTCCTCGTCCAGACGTGTCGGTGGCAGATACGAACGAATATTTGGTTACTAGCACAGGGAACAATCTGCAGATCTCTTCTACGCAGAATAACAACACCCCGGGCAATAACGGAAATATAAACCCCTTGACTCCGAGCACCTGATATGGCCGCACAAATCCCCATTAATCAGCTTCCGCCAGCGGGTGCAATTACTGGCTCAGAATTAGTCCCAGTAGTGCAGAACGGGCAGACCGTTCAGACGACTACAAGCGCGATTGCTGCGACTCCGAGTCAAACGCAAACGTTCTTGACTATGAATCAGGAGCTCACACTATCGAACAGTCGCTATTTGGCCGTAAACACTGGTCTTGGGCTGACAGATGGTGGCGCTACTTCTTTTCTTCGAATTTCGCTTAACGGTGTTTCCGGGTCGCTTGAGGCTGCAGGCAGCGGCATAATTGTTAAGAATTCGGCCAGCACGGTCGTAGCAAGACAGATCGCCATATCAGGCGCCGGTCTTTCGATAGCAAATGCTGACGGTACTGGAGCTAACCCTACACTCTCTCTTTCAGGTCTTGCCGCAGCTTTCGCGAACTTGGGTGGTTCCGGGATTTCTTTCGTCGATGCAGGTACTACCGCCGGGTTGCGATTAATCGCGGGGACCGCGAGTCAAATCGATGTAACGAATGGCAACGCGATCGCTGGTAATCCGACGATTGCTATCTCCGACAATCCTACGCTACCCGGCACCGGTGCGGTACTGCTACCTTCAGGGTCCTCCGCACAACGTCCAGGCGGGATTGATGGTCAATTTCGTTACAACTCGACCCTAAATTCTTTCGAAGGTTACGCTTCAAGTTCTTGGCAACAATTTTCACTTACCGGTGGTGTCGTCACATTCAGTGCCGGATCCACGGGATTTCTACCCGCAGCCCCCACAGGCGGGAACATCGTATTGTCCGGTATTCTGAATGTGGGTAACGGTGGTACCGGTGCGAATTCGCTCACTGGGTACGTGATCGGAAATGGCTCTTCCGCTTTTACCGCATCTGCGACGATTCCGACAAGTAATCTTTCGGGAACTATTTCTAACGCGCAACTGGCTAATAGCTCGGTCACTTACAATGGGGTTACTGTAGCTCTTGGTGCGTCAGGAGCTATTACCGCAGCGAATCCTAATGCTCTCACAATCAGCACGGGTTTAAGCGGAACAAGCTACGATGGGTCAACGCCGGTTACGATTGCTATTTCGAATACTGGCGTAACGGCAGCTTCTTATGGAGCGGCATCCAAAACGTTGACCGCCACGGTCAATGCTCAGGGGCAGTTGACTGCTTTTGCGGATACGAATATCGCGATCACAAACACCCAGGTTTCTGGCCTCGGCACGATGTCGACTCAGAATGCAAACAGCGTCACGATCACCGGCGGCTCAATCAACGCAACAGTGATAGGCGCGTCGACTGCAGCGGCTGGTACCTTTACCACCATCGCTGCAACATCGGGCACGGTCAGCACGACTCCTATCAGCGCAACCGACATCGCGAATAAGTCGTATGTCGACACGATTGCGGCCTCAGGGATCACTTATCACACGCCGGTCAACTACGAAGCGCCAACCGCACTGACAGCGACCTACAATAACGGCGCAGCAGGCGTTGGAGCGACTCTCACCAATGCAGGAACCCTGGCGGCTTTTGCGCCGGATGGGGTAACAGCCTCAGTAAATGATCGGATCCTGGTCTACAACCAAGCCGCTCCTGCGCAAAACGGTATTTACACAGTTACCACAGTTGGCAGTGGATCGGTGGCTTGGGTACTCACGCGAGCTACTGATGCAAATAGCTATGGCCTTAAAAGCCCAACCGCTTTGGGCGAAGGTGATGCCTTCTTTGTCACTTCAGGAAATACGGGGGCAGGTGAGACTTACGTCTGCAACACTTCGGGAATAATTACCTTTGGGACGACTGCAATCACCTTTGTCCAGGTGTCTTCAGCGCAGATCTACAGCTCAGGAACGGGATTAACTCTTTCTGGCACCCAGTTCAGCATTACAAATACAGGGGTTACTGCTGCCGCTTATGGTTCTGCATCTCAAGTTCCGACCTTTACTGTTAACGCACAAGGGCAGTTAACGCTTGCCGCAAACGCAAGTATCGCAATCGCGGCCTCGCAGGTTACTTCGGGAACCTTCGGCAATTCAATGCTGACGAACAGTTCAATTACCGTAAATGGTACCGCTATTTCACTTGGGGCTTCAGGAACGATAACTGCGGCGAATCCGAATGCGTTAACGATTGGGACTGGTTTAACTGGAACAAGTTACACAGGTGCTGCTGCGGTTACTATAGCTCTAGCTACATCCGGGGTCACAACGGCCACTTACGGATCAGCCTCTCAGGTTCCTGTTTTCGCGGTGGATATCTATGGTCGTGTGACGTCTGTTACGAACACATCGATTGCAATTTCTTCCGGGGCAGTATCGGGATTAGCTGCTTCAGCTACAACGGACACAACCAATGCCTCAAACATTTCGTCGGGTACTCTTGGCACCGCTCGTCTTTCTGGTTCCTATACCGGGATCACGGGTGTTGGAACTTTGACGGCAGGTACCTGGAATGGTTCGCCTATCGGCGTGGCTTATGGTGGAACCGGCATCGGCGCGACTGCTCCCACTAATGGACAACTGCTAATCGGAAATGGCACAGGTTACACGTTAAGTACGTTGACTGCTGGGACCAATGTCTCCATTACGAATACAGCAGGTGGTATCACTGTTTCCGCTACCCCCGCTGCAGGTGGTACGGTTACCTCGGTAGCAATGACGGTTCCTTCGTTTTTATCCGTAACTGGAACCCCGATCACAACCAGTGGAACGCTAGCAGTCAGTTTATCTGGCACAGCTCTGCCAGTTGCAAATGGCGGCTCTGGAGCTACGACTTTAACAGGCTACGTTAAAGGTAGTGGAACATCAGCATTTACGGCATCAGCAACTATACCCAGTTCGGACATTACTGGTCTTGGAACGATGTCGACACAGAACTCAAATAGTGTGACGATTACGGGTGGCACGATTAACGGCACATCGATTGGCGCAACAACAGCTTCTAGTGGACAATTCACAACTGTGACAGCAACCACGGGCATTTACGGAGGTGCCTTCTAATGGCCCAAACAGGTTACACCCCAATCCTTATTTATGGCAGTGGAACGGCGTCTGCTGTACCTACGGCTGGAAATTTAACGTCTTCGGCCAACGGCGCGGAACTAGCGCTGAACTACACGGACGGCAAGCTTTACTACAAGGATAATAGCGGAACGGTAAGACTTTTGACCGATAAAATTTCGGTCTCGGTCGCTTCCGCTAATGGTTTCGCTGGAACCGTCGCTCAGGCTACCGCAACATCCACACCTGCTATTACGCTTACCACTTCGGTTAACGGCATTATTTATGGAAACGGCACCGCCATGCAAGCCGTGACCATTGGCTCCGGTATTAGCTTCGCTGGGGGTACTTTGTCCTCAACGGGTTCTGGTGGGACGGTGACATCTGTAGCATTGAGCGTTCCGGCATTTTTATCTGTCGCAGGGTCGCCTATTACGGGTAGCGGAACGCTGGCGGTCAGTTACTCTGGTACGGCCCTACCTGTAGCCAACGGTGGTACGGGGCAAACTTCTTACACCAACGGGCAACTGCTCATTGGCAACACAGCTGGCAATACACTGACCAAAGCCACACTGACCGCTGGCTCTGGGGTTTCAATCACTAACGGGGCAGGATCAATTACGATTGCCGCAACAGGTTCAGGCGGGACGGTCACTTCTGTAGCAATGAGCGTCCCAGCGTTTCTTTCGGTCGCTGGATCGCCAATTACAAGTAGCGGGACGCTGGCGGTCAGCCTGTCTGGTACGGCATTACCTGTAGCCAACGGCGGCACAGGAGCCACAACACTTACCGCTAATAACGTCATTCTTGGGAATGGAACTTCAGCAGTCCAATTCGTAGCCCCAGGATCTTCTGGCAATGTGCTTACATCAAATGGTACGACTTGGGCAAGTTCTGCGCCATCTGGGGGCTCCAGTTTCAGCGTAAAAACCGCGAACTACACTGCTGTGTCTGGAGATAATATTTTTGCGAACACAAGCGGTGGAAGTTTCACAATTACGTTGCCTGCTTCTCCATCAACAGGCGCAAGTATTAGCATCGCTGATGCAGTCGGTTCTTTTCAAGCCTTCCCATTGCAGATCGCCAGAAACGGATCGACTATTATGTCTCTTTCTGAAAATATGTTTGCATCTATAAATGGGGCTTCAATAAATCTTGCTTTCAACGGTTCTACTTGGAGACTTATCTGATGAGTAACTTGCAAACTTATGCTGGTTCAAACCCAAATCCTATTACTGGTGTGTTTGGTACTGGCCGTATTGAATTTATAGTTTCGAGTAAAACGTGGACTGTACCTACTGGAATTACTAGCGTTCGTGTTCGTTTATGGGGCGCAGGTGGTTTGGCTGCCTCCAACGGTTATGGCGGCCATATCGGTGGGGGTGGTGGCGGGTTCTCGTTAGAGACTATAACTGGCTTGACTCCGGCAACAGGTATATCCGTAACAGTCGGAACGACTGGTAGTTCAAGCTTTGGTACATTTCTTAGTGCAACAGCTGGCTCGCCAGCTTCGGGTGGGACTGGCTCTGGAGGTGATATAAATACCACCGGAGGTGGCGCTGATCCTCATTCTGCTGGTAATTCTCAATCCGGAGGTGGTGGTTCTGGCTCATTGCTAGGTAGTGGAGGCAATGGCGGCGCTAGTGGTGGTAAGCCTGGGCGTGGAGGGGCTGGGGGTGGTGGGGCCGGTTCTACCTCTTTTTCTAATAATATCGGGTCGGGGGGGTCTGGGTATTTCGCGGCTGGAGGCGCCAGCGGGACTTATGGTTCAACAAATTCTGGGACTCTAGGAGGCCAGCCCGGTCAACCCGGCTTCCAAAACAGTATAGATTTCATAGGAACAGGTGGTGGTGGTGGAGGTGCTTTTGCAGGCTCTCACGGTGTAGCGGGTGGCTCAGGAACGAATGGTGGAGGTGGTGGGGGTGGTAATAGTAACTCAGTCAGCGGCTCTGGTGGGTTTCCAGGTGGTGGGTCAGCTAGTAATGTAACTGGTACTAACGGTCCCGGATTAGTCATTGTGGAGTGGTAATCATGAAATATGCACGAGTTCTTAACAGATTAGTCGTCGAAATATTTACGCCGCCCAGTAATTTTGGGATTGATGAATGCTTTCACCCTGATGTACGCGCCTTATTTGAGGAAGTCTCGGATGAGGTTGATGTCGGTTTTATTAAGCATCAAGATGGCACATTCACGGCTCCTGTGCAGCCGACTATTCCAGTGACTGTTGCAGGGGAACAAACATGAGTTTTCCGTCATTTGCGATAAGTTGCGTAGCCAATCTATTCGCAAAGCAAATGCATTTCGCGAAAATTGGCGACACCGAACAAGGCCATAAGCATGAATTTGATCATCTGACGCTGTTAGCTTCTGGTTCTTTACGTGTAACCGTCGAAGGTAAAACCAGTGAGTTCAAAGCCCCGCACATGATCTACATTAAAGCAGAAAAGAACCATGAATTAGTTGCTTTGGAGGACGGTACTGTTGCTTATTGTATCCACGCACTTCGTGACGGAGATGGAGTGGGTGACATCATAGACCCATCATCCATTCCTGCTGGTATTGACCCATTATTAGTATCAAAGTCTTTAGTAAAAAATGCGTAAGGAATAAATATGAAGCTGCATATCCCTATTGAACTCGCGAACCAAATCATCGGTTACCTTGGTACACGGCCGTACCAAGAGGTCTACCAGTTGATTGATGGCATGAAAGAAGCGGCAAAACCTCCGGTTCTCCAACCAGTGCCTACGACCGAGGCACAACAGGCGGCTTAACATGAGCGAAGATTTAGACAAGCGCCTTTCGGTGCACGAGGCGATCTGCGCTACGCGCTACGAGAACATCGAGAAACGCCTCAGTGACGGCAGTAAGCGCATGAAGCATATCGAGTGGTTGCTTTATATCACGATTGCTGCTGTCTTGCTTGGTCCAGGCGTGGCTGCAACCTTTGTCAAAAAACTGCTAGGCATATGATGGATGACAAGGCCCACGAACTTGCGGTTCTGAAAGCACAGGCCAATATCCGGCTTGAAGAGTTAAAGGCTCAAGATTCAGCCAAAGAAGTCGCGGGTAAGGCCATTGGTGAAAATGGCCTGCTTTACATCTTCATGATTGTGCTTGTGGGCGTGGGTGCGTCCCTTTTCCTTGAAGGCGAAAA